TGCAAATGTACCTGCCATAACTCTTACTACAGTTAGAGTATCTGAATTTTTTAAATATTCTTCGGCTGCATGTGATGTTAAATATTGAACTGAATCCGAACCACTTTTTACAACATCTCCAAATTTCGCTTGGAAATCAGAATATGATGTTACAACGGTTGGTACTCCTGCAGGACCTTTAAGTGTTGGTCCTATAAGAGCAGCTCCAATATCAGCGACAGCAGCCGGTAAAAAGGACTGGTCTATTTCATTTGTAAATACACCAGGACTTATAATTTTTTCGGCCATTGAATTTCTCCTAAGTTAACTTTTTAATTTTTGAGGTAAACATACTACTTTGCGCATTAGTATTATTCATATATAAATATACGATTAAACTCTCAAACAATGATTTTTTTTTGTTTATTATGATTTATTTGGTGTGAATACACCTGTGTCTGGATTTAAAGTTCCCTGACCGTACTTTTCAGTTATACCTTCTAAAAATTTCTGCTCTTCTTGTTGAATATTTTTTAAAGATTTCTCTAAATCTATTTCTTGTTCATCTAACCTAATTTGTGATAGTTTTAAATTTCCAAATTGATTTTGAACATTTTGATAATTTTGTTGTATGTTTTGAATTTTTTTTAATTCATCTTCTGTAAATTTTACTTCTTCTGGCATTATAACCTCCAATTGTGAATTGTTTATTGTCTATATATAAGTATATATAAATTTTGAAAACGAGTGAATTATTTTCCTACTTGTTTATCTGTAGCATCACCTTCCATACCAAAAGTAACTTTTGATACTGTTGTGAATTTTTTCATATTTGATACTTTATTTGTTATTACTGAATTTAAGTATTCGGGTAGTAAATATGCTTTTGTCATAACACTAAATGTAGATTTAATAAATCTCTCACCATCTTGATTCATTTCTGAAGCATCTGATACACTATCAATGTTACATAAAAATTTATTATCTGTTCCATCACCCCAATATGTATGTGATTGGTCTACAAAAGATTCCACTAATGGATTCATCTGTTCAATGAAGTTTGTCCATAGTACAAATTCATAATTAACATCTGAGTAATTAGGCATTCCAGTAACTACATTTTCATATACAGGTTGAACTCCTTGTTGTACTGAAAATCTATCATATTGATTATCTTTACTCCATCTTGAACTTCTAACCACATCAACATGTTGTTTTCTAATATCGTGTGGAAAGGATTGTCCTGATAAATCATTTCTTGAAACCTCTGTTCTTCGTAACATTATTAATGGAAGTATTAATACATTGTTTTTATCTCTTAATACTCCTCTTTTTCTAGCAGACTTCCATCTTTCTTCATTACCATAATAAACAGGTATTTTAAGTGTTTCATTGGCTTCTTTAACTCTCGGCTTCATCACATTCTTAACATGATTTAGAACTGCAGTATCAACATCTTTTAAAGTAATTGCATAATTATCTGAGAAGTTATTGCCTGGTACGATAGTAGTTTCTCTATTACCACGAATCGTAGTTCCTTTAGTAGATACTTCATTAGCTCTATTGACTAATTCTTTATTCACCACTTGTTTGTTTGTAATCTTATTTACTGCCATTTTGTCTTCTCAGTTTTTTAAGTTTATCAAGTTTATTGTTTACCTTACCCTTAACCTCTTCTGATTTAATACTACTCATATCAGCTTTACCGATTGCAATTTCTTTCTTAATATCTACTTCAATAGCTTTCACACCTGTTTGACTTGGTGAATCAAAGTTATCCAACTTATTCATCAACTTACCCATCATCTGTTCCATTTGTAAATTACCATTTGGTTCAGGTGTGTAAGTATGTTTTCTTTCACCATAGACATCTTCATCATCTTGAACATTACCACTTACCTTAACTTCAGATTTAGGTTTTTCTACAAAGTTAGGATTTGAAGTGTCATATTTGGTAATTTTTTTTCCTATTATTTGTTGAACAGCCATTATTTTTGTCCTCGTTTTTTAAATCTTTTTATTTGTGCTGGTGTTCTACCAGTTCTTTCCAACATCTTATTCTTTTTTTGTCTTTCTTGTTTTCTATGTTTTGCTGCTTTGTTTGGCATTATTTTGGTCTTTCTTCAATTTGTAACGATGATAATCTTGAACGATGTGCTGTCGCTACAATGTTATGTTTAAAGTTTGGATGTCCTGCAAATAATTGTGGTTCTGTCGTTCCATTTATTTCCCAATAGTAATCATTCCAATCTACAATATCACCAGCTTCAGGATAAAAATTCAATGAACCACTTGCAAGATTTTCTCTTTGAAAAAACATCTCTATACTTGAATTAGTATCAGAACCAAATTCATCTTGAGTTACCTCTGGTTCATTATAATTAATCAAACAATTAACTCTGAATCCTATATCATAATATTTAGCAGTTGACTCACCATATAAATTGTCTTCTGTTCTTTCAACATTTACTTTGTAAATATCAACTGACTGTCCGACAATTTCGTCAATCAATTCTTCATTCATTTGATTGATTAAATCAAATTCTTTTTGTGGTATGAAAAATGGTTTTGTTTGTGACATTTAATTATCCTATGTATATTTTTAATGGAGCTTTATTCAATACTTCTTGTTGAGCATTTGCAACTTCTTGTTCTGTAATTGCTTGTTCTTTTTTACTAACTGCTTCAAAAAACTCACTCAATTCTTCCAATAGATTTGCTTTCTCTTCTCTACCCTCCGATTTCAACGCCTCACCATCCATAGATACTTCACCATTTGGTAATGGTAATGAAGCATATTTACTTCTAATTATTCCCAATAATTCTTTTGAAAGGGCTAAGGTATATTTACGAATCCAATTTCTACCCATTGAATTTATTTCATTGTATGTAATGAATTTATATGGAATATTTGATGGGTCGGATACTTTACCACTTGTTTTAGCAATTGTTAAATCTTGCATATCATTTCGTTTATAATAATGAAAATATATTTTTCCACCATTATCTTTATCTGTAGGATTTGGAAAAATTCTCATTTTATTATTTACTAATTCAAATGAATAAGCAGACTTTCTAATTAAATCATTTGTTTCAATCGCATTTGCTCTAGCTAAATCATATGATATTGGTCTTAATATATAAGATACTGCTGGTGATACATTACCGAATCCAAATGAATCCAATAATTCAATATTGTCATAAGTTCCAGCAAATGGATCATAGAATTTAGATATAGCAGGTGGTCCTTGATTGAATACTCGTTGAACCACTATTGGATTAGCTGCTGTGTGACCTTCTTCTAAAGTAGCCTCACTTGTTAAATCATAAACTTGTTGAGATGATGTAATGGTTATTGAACCCGTATACATAGTAGAATTACCACCAACATTCACAGCTTGTCCGTATTGTTCTGATAAAGTAAATAAAGACATTCCACCCACAGGAGTTTCAGCTTGATGTGAACCTGTTGAACTCATTCCAGTATCGGTTGATGTGTTTCCATAATGCTCCCACATCCAATTCTTTGTATTGTAATGATTTATTTGTTGTGAGTATTCCGATACAGCTTCTTCAAAACAAGCATACATTGAACCACTATTAAATTCAAGTTGCATCACAGGATGTCCAAGTTTACTTGCAACATATTTACAAGTGGTTAAACTATCGGTTTGAAATTCAGTATCAGAATCATAGATTCCATGTGGTGTTTGTCCTACTGTGTAAGAACTTGGTTCTTCATATAAAAAATTAAATTTTGACATTAATATTCTCCAAAATGGGTATTATTCTTCATATATAAATATCAAAGAAAACAAAAAAGGGTGAGATATTTCCCACCCTTTTGAGTTGTTTAATTAAATTATAATAAATTAATTAAGCTAAGTTAATACCAGCTGTATTTGCTTCAAGTCCATCAATTACATCAGTAGCTAACCAAGCAACTGCTGCTGTTGTTGAAATGCATGTACAAGTGAACACAGAACCTAAAACTGCTGCAGCTTTAAATCCTATTTTATCATATCCTTGTGAAATAGCTGTATTATCACCATCACCTTTAGGTTTAACTGCTAATATTTTAGTAGCTGATGCATCAGTTTCTACATTAAATATTTGGTCAGCTGTATCTATAGTTACAAAAGTATATGTTAATCCAACCTTTGGTGCTGGAAGAGCAATAGTTTGTGTTCCAGTTGTTAATTCTGGTACTGTAAATATAGTTCCAGATTCAGCTTCTGTTATCGCGCTTCTTATTGCTCCGGCAGCTCCGGCATCTGTAAGTGCTATAACATTTCTTCTCGCACCAACGATAATACCATCAACTGTACCACCATCTGTAAGATTAAGTGCACTTTCTTTTTTCGTTATTTTATATTTTCCAACTCTTGTTGCCATTTTATTTCTCCTAATGTTGAGTCACTACTCTCAGGATTGTTTAATTTTTTTATACTAATGGTGTTTAGTGACTACTTCCACTAGTAAATTATAGAATATAATTCATATATAAATATCAATAGAAAAGAAAAACCCCCTAAAAAACAGGGGGCTTTTCAACTAAGTTTATAAAGATTTAACTTATACTAAGTTTAAGTCTTTACAATGGATTTTA